ACTTGGCAGCCTACAAGATTTGTGTCATTAGGATTATGTCCTGTTTGGGGTAACATTGACTCTACGTTTACCGAGAGGGGAATGGGTCTATTGTTTGGTTCTAATATGCAAACTCTAAGTGATGAAAATCAAAACAACAAACAAGAGATACAACCTGATGACACCATATATAACCAAGAGCTAGGTGGTAACCTTCAAGTCGCTATGAATAGAAATGTTAACTTAGGTTACGATTGTTTTTTAAGGGCAGGTCATCAATATTGTATAATGTACTTTGATGGCGTTATAGCAATTGATTTTATGCAAGGTGTTTATAGTAGAGGTTTTTCAGAAGTAGTTGGGTGTGAGCTTGAAATAAAATTATCTCATCAGGTAGCGCCTTTGTTTAATTGGGCATTAATATATCCAGGTAACGGAAGTACTTTTGAAGCGATACCTAAAGTTAAGATGGAACACATACTCCCTAATGTTACACCTATTGAATTTGTTTCTGAAATAAGTAAGCTGTATAATTTAGTTTGGCAATCAAACCCTCACACTAAAGTTGCTGAGTGCGAGCCATTCCGTTACTTTTATGATTGGGATGCTAAGATATATGATTACTATCTTTGGGATGATAAGGCTGTAATAATAAATACAAAGAAAGACTCTTTGCTTTCTACTAATGTTTCTTACAATTTTGTTAACGACGGCTCTGATAGAACTCTTCAGAAAGGTATGACTGAGAACTCTGTTCTGTTTGGCGACGTGCTTTTTGAAACAAATAGAAATAAAGATAAAGAAGTTAAAGATGTTTCTTTAAAGTTTTTAGCTACCTGTAAAATGAATTGGGAATCGAACTTAGCAGTTAAATCTGTTGGTGGAGAAATATCTAGGTTAGCTTTATGGATTCCTCAAGTGTACAGTGAAGATACTTATGGGTTTATGAGAAACCATAGAAAGCCTGATGTTAACGGGAGTCATGAACATAAGTTATTGATTTACTTAGGTTGTAGACATCACGATGACTTCAGAATAACATACAACTTAGAAAAAAGTTTAACCGAAGGCGACGATAGTAATGAATATTATATAAGCCAACCATCAATTTGGCATGGTCACGCAGTTTCATATATGCCAGGTGAAGATGTTTTCCCTGCAACATTTAGTAAAGCTAATTCTCAAAACTCTCACGCTAAAGGTGGATTCTTTAACAGATTTCATCAATCACAAATCGAGATGTTTAAAGATAGAGATGAATTAGTTACTGCTTTAGTTCATCTATCACCTAGTGATGTAGCTCAGATTAACTACAGAAGGCTTGTTGTTATAGGAAACGAAAGATATATTATAAGTAGAATAAAAGATTATAATCCTGCTAACGCAGAACCTACTGAAGTAGAATTAGTATTGGTTAGCAGTAGAGGAGATAAAGAAAGATTAACTCACTAGTAGTAAAACAATTACAATGCAAAAAGATATAATATTTAGTCTAGACATTAAAGGTCTTAATGAACTACACGAGCTTACTAAGAAAACAGATGAAGCTAAAGCATCCTTAGACGAGTTTAATGCAACAAGAAAAGAGCAACTAAAGGAAGCAGGTGAGCATGTGAAGATGAGTATTGCTGAAACAAATGCTCTTCAGAAAAGAAAACAAGATTACAAAATTCTAAATGATGAACTTAAGAAGCATGAGAAAGCTTTAAGAGATGAGGCTACAGGCGTTACTGCTGCTAAAGAGGCTATTAGGAAAAAGAAAGAAGAGGAGAAGAAAGCTGCTGCTGCTAGGAAAAAACAATTAGCTGACGAGAAGAAAGAAAAGAAAAGACTTAGTGACTTAGAAAAGAAAAGAGAGAAGGCAAGAAAAGCTAAGGAAGCAAAAGAAAAGAAAGACGCTAGAATGCGTCACCAAGCTTTAAAGAAAGAAGCAAGGCTAAGAGAGAGGAACGCTAAAGCTACAAACAAAAGTGCAGCAGCGTTAGCTCTTCAAGGAATAAAGATGGTTGCTGTTTCAAGAGCCTTAAGACAAATAGCGCAATTCACCTCTGAAAGTGTACAACAATTTGCTGAGTTTGAAAAAGGTATTAAGAATGTTTTAACATTATTATCTACTGAAGATAAAGGTTTACTTAGGGAAAGCTTATGGGGAGGATCACTTGATATAATGAATAAGTATGGTCTTGCTGCTAGTGATGTAAACAAAGCATTATTTAATACTGTATCTGCAGGTGTTAAGGGTGGTGAAGCTATTGAATTTTTAGATGCTGCGTCTACATTAGCTGTCGCAGGTGTTACTGATTTAACCTCTGCTGTTACAGGTATTGTTTCTGTAATGAACGCTTATGGTAAGTCTTCTGATGAAGCTACAAGAATTGCTGAAACATTATTTACTACTCAGAAGTTTGGTGTAACAACAGTAGAGGAGTTAGCTAAATCTATAGGGGTTGTATTACCCTTCGCTGCTGCATCAGGAATATCTTTTGAAGAATTAGGTGCTGCTATATCTGTTACTACTCGTACAGGTCTTGATGCTGCTAAGACTGTAACTGCTCTTCGTGCTGCTATATCTCAAATGCAGAAACCTGCTACTGAATCAATGCACTTGTTTACAAAGTTTGGTATACCTGTTGGTGCTGCTGAGATGAAGCTTATAGGTTTTACTGAAACAATGAGAAGGTTGAATATAGCTTATAAAGAAAACCCTGCATTCGTAGAACAAATGTTTGGTAATGTTCGTGGTCTTACATCTATACTTGCTATCGCAGGGGAGAATATGGATATGTATAATGAGCAGTTACAAGTATATAATACAGACACAGGCACTGCATCATCTTTACAAGAAGGACTTAATGAGCAAATGGATTCAGGTCAGATGGCTATAGATAAAATGACCGCTGCTTGGACTAACTTCAAAGTTAACGTAGGTGATAGTGATGCTGCTGTAAATGTTATAAGCAACGTTACTAGAATGCTTAACTTATTTAATCAAGAGGATGATGTGTTATCAAATTGGGAAGCTTTCCTTGCTATATTTAACGACATAGTTACACTTTCATTGTTTACTGATTCGATTGGGACAAGTGCTGCTGAGACTATTGTTGAACAAAATAAAAGCTTATTAGAAGGCCAAAGAATAAAGAAAGAAGCTGAAAGATTATTAAGAAGCGAGGATGCTAGTCAAGTTTCAGGTATGATTATGCAAGAAGATGGGGGTGCTTCTGAATACAGAAGACTTCAACTTGAGGCAAAAGAAGGAACTAAAGAACAAAAGAAAAGAGCTAAAGAGTTAATAGATTTATTTGACCAACTAATCAAAATAAGAAATGATTATAATAAACATTGGCAAGAAGAACTTAGTCTAGGTTTTGACGGAGAGGATAGAGCAAAAATAGAAAGCTCTCACGTAATGACGATGATAAGAAATGTTCAAACCTTAGATGATAACTTAATTAGGCTTGCTCAGAGTGATGAAGAAAGATTAAAGAGATTAACAGAGGGAGATGAAGAAAGAATAAAAAGAATTGCTGCTACATCTATGGCTTATAGAAAGATGGCTCAAGAGGCTAAGGTTACTGCTGCAGAAACTAAAGCAGATTTAAGTAAGCTGTTAGTTCCAAGCGAAGATAATATATGGACTAACTTTTTTAAGAAACCTGACCAAGCTATGGTCACTATAGATGGTGAAGAGAAAAACTTAACTCAAGAGGTAATCACTGAGATTGAAATCAAGATGATTGGAGCTGACCTTGATATGATACAAAAGATGCTTGATGGCGTAGTTGAAATACCTGTAGATATAAACGCTTTCTCAGAGTTGTTAGATAAACTTGGTAAGGGTGAGATAACTCAAGCTGCATTTGATGCAGAGCTTGCTGAGATGGAAACAGTAGAAGCAACACACGAACTAGGTATTGATAATATAAACAAACTTAAAGAGAAGCAATCTGCATTAAACTTAAGGTTAAGTAAGTTAAGTATTGACAGTACTAGGGATGAGGTTAAACAAAAAATAAAGCTACATCAAAAAATGTTTGACACCCTAGCTCAAATGTCTTCTTCTTGGGTTAATCGTGCACACGAAAACTATATGAAGTCAAATCAAGAAGAGATGGATGCTTTGCAATTAAAGTTTGATAGTGGTGTTATATCTGAAGTTAGGTATGAAAGAGAGAGAGAGGCTTTAGAAAAAGAAGCTTTTGAAAAGACTAAGAAAAGAGATATAGCTTTACTAACAATATCATTCGCTAGAGAATTAGCTGCTATTAGATTGAACGCGATGTCTCCAAATGTTCAAAACGTAGCTACAGGTGGACTTTGGGGTTTAACTCAAGCGCAAACATTATCGGCTATAGCTGCTGTAGCATACGCATCTAACCTTGCGTTAATAACAAGTCAAACAATGGCTAAAGGTGGGGTTGTTGAAGGCCCGAGTCACGCTCAAGGCGGGGTTAAGTTTGCTGTAGGTGGTCAAGTTACAGAGTTAGAAGGTGGTG